AAGAACCTAATGCAGTATTTTTACTATTACTTTGATTTGTAGCACCAAATAAAGCAGCATTACCAACACTAACATTATCAGTTCCAGTTTTATTATAGTAACCAGAACTAGAGCCTACATTAGTATTTCTTCCATTACCACTTAACAATGAAAAAGCACTATTTTTACCAGCTAGTGTATTATTAGAAGATGTTGTAAGAGTTGAACCAGCACCTTTACCAATTGCAGTATTACTAATTCCAGAAGTAATTGCATCTAAAGCTGAAATACCAACTCCAGTATTTTCTGTAGCAGAATTTAAAGTTCCAGTTGTTGCATGACCAACTAATAAACTATTTGTAAAATTTGTTCCTTCTTGTTTAAATGTAACACCACCAGCATCACTATCTTGAAAATCAACTGTGTTAGCTGTAAAATTAACAGTTGCTAAAGTTATATCAGCAGCACCATCATATAATTTTAAAAGTTGAGCAGTTGCAGCACCAGATGTATCTAACCAGATTGTTCCAGCGACAGCAGAACTTGGTCTTGATGTACCTGAATTAGATGAATTGATAGCAGATAAAACATTGTTTATATCTGTTCTAACTGTGGGAAATGATGCGTTTGCTATGTTATAATCGTGTTGTGCCATAATGTTTTCTTATATCCCTTTTAGAACCCTTTTGCAATAAAATCAAATGTTTTAGATACTGCTGAACCACTTGCATTTTTAAAAGTTACGTTAAATCCATTAATAGTTTTTGATTCTACTAAAAAGAAATCTCCTGTTGCCATTCCTTGTCCTGTAATTCCTAGTGCATAATTAACAGTTTTATAAGGGTTTGTAAATGTTACAGTTTTAGTTGTTGCACCAGATACTATATCATTTCCACTAAATATTCTATCTTCCATATCTATTGTAACTGACACTTCTTCTACTACAGGAGTTGAAGCTAAATCACTTGAAGTTAAAACAACCCTAAATTTAAAAAATCTGGCAGTATAATTACCAATTACAAAATTTTGAAAAGATGTGAATGTAGAGTTATCATCACTTGTTGCAATCTCAATATGTGCATTAGAGTTAGCTGGTGTATCTCCATCAAAACTAGAATTTTGAGTATCAAATAATCCTATTCTATTATCAAATAAATCGTCAGGGTCATCTGAAGTTTGTTTTAAAGTAGCTGTTAATCTACAAGTATGTTTAGCACCTATATCAACTACATCTTCAAATAAGTAATTACCACTTGCATAGAAGTCTGCATTAGCTACACCTGAATCAAAAAATCTAGTTGTTTCTGCATCAAAGTTTCCACTTGCTGAATCAAATAATTCAGAAGAATCTAATCTTAATGTGCCATCTACTAATGCTGTGTTTGTTAATGTACCATCAAAATCTGGGTGTTCTGATACTGATGTTATTGCGTTAAAGTTTTGAATCCCTGTAACATTAGAAATAATAGCAGTAGCATTAGAACTAAAGTTTCCAAGTTTATCTACTGCTTTAATTAGGTAAGTTCCAACTCTTGCTGGTACGTTAATTGAAGTTGCTGGTCTTGATACTTTTTCTACTAAAGATACAGAGTTTGCCCAATCTCCAGTACCATCTGTTAAAGTTGAGTATCTAACTTGATAAAAAGCTAAATCTAAATCTGGTACTTGTGTCCATGATAAATGTGCTTCTTGTCCTAAAATATTACAAGAAAAATCTGCAACATCTTGTGGTGGTTCAATAGCACCAATAATAGTTCTTGTTGTTGTTACATAAGTTGAACTAACTCCTAAAGTATTTACAGCTTTAACTCTTACATTATAAATCTTTTGGTCAATTACATTTAAGACTCTGTGATTTAATCCTGAACCTTGTGCATAAATAATATAATCTGAATCTGTACTTAACTTGTATTCCACTTGGTAATAATCAACAAAGCTATCTGTACTAGCACCAACAGTTACATTTAAAGCTACAATTACAGTACCATCATTATATTCAATTAATTCATCATCTAATGTAACACTTGCTGGTGGTTGAACAGAAAATGGATTTGGTAAGTTTGTACTAGGTGTTGATGCTACTTGTGTTTTAGTTGCCCACGTATAATGAGAGTCTTGATGTTCCATTAAGTCTAAACCTAATGTGAAATCAGCATTGAAATTAATTGCTAAAATTCTAAATTGTTTATTTGAAAAACCTAAACTAGAATGTGTTACTCCTAAAATATCTCCTATGGCTACATCATAAGCACTAAAGCTAACATTAAGTGATAAACCTAATGCTTCTCTTGATCGTCTTAATATAACTTCTGCCATTTCCAATGCTTGATATGGACTTGTTATTGTTTTCATGTCGAATCTTCCCTCTAATAAGAATCCACCATCAACTGCTTTCATAGCTGCGTGTTTATCTGCTGCTGAATATCCACTATCATTTATTTCAGGAAATTGAACTTCATCAACTTGATAATTTCTATCAGGATTAACAAATGAAATAATAACTCTATTATATTTTGAATTTTTAGTTGGACTTGCTAAAGTATATCCACCAATAATATCATCTTCTGTAATTGTAATTGATGATGAGCCTGTTGTTTCTACTATTAATTTATATTTACCACTAACATAAGGAAGATAACCTCTACAACCTTTTAAAAATTCTCTAACATTATCTATAACTGGAGTTGATGTATCTATAATTGCGTTACAATCCATGACATCTATTGTAGTTGAACCATAAGCTGTAACATCTGTATCACAAATTCCTGATGCAGTATAAAAACTTGGTATATCAATATTAGCTATTGCTAAACCTTTTCCATATCTTTCGTTAGTTAAGTAATCTAATAAACACCATGCTGGGTTATTTGAAAATGCAGCAGTTTGAGCAACAGAACTTGAATTGTAAGCTACTACTTTTTTACCTTGTACTACTGATTGAACTTTAGGAACTCCTGTAAATGCGTCTGAGTGCCATTTAAACCTTATAGCTAAATAAGAAAGACCAGATAGTTTGTGAGAACTACCCCAATTATCTAATGTTGATAATAAACTTGATGCTGATTGTCCATCTGTTCCATAATGAGGTTCAACTGTAATTAAACTTGTAGAGTCTTTATAAAAATTAGAATCATTACTTGCTACTGTTCTTTGTGTATTATCTGCTAGATCGCCTGACAATGTAACTACTTTATCATCTATTCTTATTTCTGTTATATCGTTTATCTCTCCTTCCGATATGATAATAGCCATATATAAATAAGTGTTATCTGTTCCGGAGGTTTCCATAAATACTCTAGTTCCACCAATCATTCTTTCTCCATAGATTACAGGAATGTTTGCGTCATTAGATTGTTTATTTAATAAAATTCCTTTTTCGTAATTATCAAAATCATTAGTACCAAAGTCTGGCATTTCAGGAGTTTTTGGTCGCATTAACCAAGCAAGTCCAAGACTAATAACTAATGAAACAAAAGGATTAAGTTTTAAAACATATTTTATAACTGGTGCAGCTACTTTCTTAACTATATCGCTAAAAAATCCCATTATGTTCTACCCCATTTAATATCTTGTACTGTTTCAGAACTAAAATCCATTCCTACATCTGCACTAAAGAATCTTTGTTGTGATGTGTTGTTTGTTTTACGACCATTCTTTTTATCAAAGTCTGCCCAATGAGATACTACTGCTAAATTAACTGTACTAGCTGTTTCAGATTCATTCACAGAAAAACTTTCTATGTTACCAGAATATAAAAGAAAAGGGTCTGCAATAATAGAATTATCATCAGCTAATAAACCTCTGTAAATAGTTACAGCATCATTGACTACATTCTCTCCTAAACAAAGTGAAATAAATGTTTGATCTGCACCTGATAAAGATATTGTTAAACTTGATTTAGTTACATCTGCTTGTTCTGTAAAATTAGAAAAACCTAATATAAAATCACTTGCTAAATAGGTAACTGAACTACCTGATATAGAAGAAGTTAATGGAAATGAGTTATCTGTAATATTAACAGGAGTACCAAACCCAAGTGTAATAAGGTGGAATGGTCTAATATCATTAGTCGCTAATTCGTTCTTTAATGCTGTTGTCAGGCTTCTCGTCATATTCCTCAAATGTTCGTCTAGTTACTTTTATTGAATCATTGACAGTATAAGTAGCATTTTTAGATGGGTCGCTATACTTTCCTTGATTCAAAGATTGAGCATTAAAATCATCAGCTTCAATTATTTCTTCTGCTAAAAAATCAACACTAATCCAATACTTGACTTTATATTTCATCTATAAGGCTTCTTCAACATCAAATTGGTATTCATAATATAAATTTCCATCTTTATCTGCACCTGATACTCCAAATTCTTGAACGTCAGTTGTTAAAGCTACTGTGAAAGGAACATTGTCATAAACAACTGCTGAATCATTTGCTAGTGCTACAAGTAAAGGTGGTTCTATTGTAACTGTTGCTGCATTACTTGAACTGGTTACATCTGCTACAACCATATAAATTTTAGAATGAGAAGCAAACTTTAAGAAATCTCCAGCTTTAAATCTTCCAGCACCATCTGAACCAAAACCATTCATTAATATTGTAGTATCTCCAACTGCGTGAACTCCATCTATTAATACTGAACCAGACTCGTTTCCTCTAGCATCTTCTATTTCTGGTGGTATGATTGTAAAGGTTTCTTTTTGACCTCTTTGTTTCATTATAAAAGCCATCAACTCTCCATAAGTGCTTGATCTTGTTCCTGTAATAATTTGAACTGTAAAAGCAAATCTTTGATTATCTATTTGTCTAACTAATCTTTTACCTGATACTGATTTAGATATAATTGTATTTTGAATAGACTTTATTCCTAAAGTTCCAAATTTTGCAGTTGATATAGGGAAAGCACCTGACATTATATAATACTTTTTCCACCTCTCTCATTAACAGCTTGATTAATTAATTGAGTTATTGTTCCTCTACTTTGAGTTAGTAGTTCATCAAATCCTCTAGCATCTACTGTATTGATGTTAAAATTAACTGTTGTACTTCCACCACCAGAACCACCTCTAGCAGTTTGTTGTATCTGTCCTGATTGATTTGGTACAAACATTTCAGCACCATTTTCTCCTACCATGTATGGTTGTCCTTTTTGAACTGAACCACCAGATGCTTTACCAGACATTGAACCACCACTTGTACTTAAAAATGAACCACCACCACCTAATGCTGCTAGAATAGATTGATAAACAATTTGTCTTTTTAAGTTAGTGTTTTGTTTTCTAATTAGATTA